TAGATTGGTGCGTTCTTACCATTCTCCTGTCTTTGAAGGACTTCGTAGAAACCATTACCCTCTCTAATAGTAGTAACGCCTTCAAGATTACTTTCACCTAAACTACCGTCAATATAGATAATGGATAGTGTGTGTTTTTGTGTGTTAAACTTAAGATAGTTTTGCATAATATATTTGTTAATGTTTTTAATAAGGCATAAAAAAACCTCTCTTCAAAAATAGAAGAAAGGTTTAGTTTTGTCAATAAATTATATGGATTACATTCCAATAACTAAATCGTTATAATCCAATTTTTCCATACCTTTTAATTCATCCTCAACCTCATCATACATATAAGCTTTCACAGCAGCTACTACACTTTGTTCAGCTTGGGCTATTTTACTTTCCATCCAATCTTCAATCTGTTCTCCATCTTCCATTTGCTCCCACATTTTATAAGCCAATGTTGCAATGGTAAACAGTTGTTGTTTAGCCATATATGAACCGTCTTTGTTTTCGTTAAGATTGTTCTTCAATCTTTTAAGTTGAGATTCCGTAATTATAATGTTAGCCATAATATTGTTCTTTACTTATAAATATACTGACCTTCAATAAAATCGTTAATCTTTTTTATATAATTCTCCTTTGTGTCTGATGTAAACTGAACCCAAATAAATTGATTCATCAGTTACCCTGTACCACGTTTCGACATCACCACTTTCGTAAGTCAAAACTATTTTCTTGTTTTCAAATCTAATTCTATTCATATTGATTTTGAATATAAATATAAAAAGGTAAGAAGAAATACTTCCTACCTTTTTTTTGGGACTAACCAGTATTTGGCTTAGTCAACTCCACCACCCTATTTAATCTAACAGGGAAATCTATTCTTCTTCATCTTTAAAGATATACAACTCAACATTATCTCTATCATCTAAAGTTGTTTTGATATCTTCAGGGTCTCTTTCTTTTTCAATCATAATTAATTATAAAAGTAAAAAATACTTTAGTAAATGCTTAGTTTACATTATACCATTTCCTCTACAATACCGATAACTTCACTTAGTACCAAAACAATACACGCCACAGTTAAATTAAACGGAATAAACCCATAACCTATAATCCTAACACCAGATTTAATGAAACTAACAATCTTATGCCATTTTTGATTTGGCATGTGTTTGATGTCATTATTTTTACCGTACTTCATCTTCGTTGAATACTTAATCTTTCTATTCATTATCTGAGCATATAATTCAGGGTTATGAATACTATTAAATGGGTTGTTTTCACCCGTTATCTCTTCATAATAAGGGTTTAATTCACCTGTCTGAGGGTCGTGTGTCGGAATTACTTTTTCTTTGTCCATAATCTATCTAATATAAAATACCAAACTGCGTTTATGATTGGTTCAACTATCGCATCAGTAATAGCTGCGTAAAAGTCAGCACCAGTAAAGTACATAACACACGCAGCAGCGATTAAAAAGTGACCAATCGTATATATCACTGTACGTAACAGTGTTCCTTTTAATGCTCTATAACTATTTAAAAACTCATTCATCATATTTCACACCCTTCTAACTTTGCGGCCTCATGAATAGTCATCAACTGACTAATATGGTAAGAGGTACCGTCAGTCATGTAAAGAATATAATTACTATCAATGTCTTCTATCTCATCAATAATCTTTATAGTCTTAGACATCTTCAGTACCACATATCCACCAACCTTATACATTCTTCAACTGCTTTAACTTTATACCTAAAAGGTCCAAAGTGTTTTTGTCTTTAACACTCTTCTTAGCCTTTTTCTTAATCTCATTGATTAACCCTTCCACATATAAAATCTCAGGATTAATCTTATATTCCTCAGGTTTGTTAGGTTTAGTTTCGTTGTCTACCTCAACACCTTTAATTTTAGATTTTAAATACATAAACAACAAATCGACTAATCTAAAACTTGTGTAAAACCCTAACAGTACACCCGCAGCTTTGAGTAACTGCTCAGTACCCACATATTTCATAGTGATGACCATTATCAATAATACCACTGACATCTTCACCAAAGACCACATATTATTTAATACCTTAATCATTTATCGTCTCCATTTTAGATTTTTGAATTGCGTATTCAGCCAAAGATACCTCTTGAACATTACCCATTACCATACAGTCCTTCAATAGATTGTAAGGAACGTGTAGTAAGAAATCCTTACCGTTAAAGGTAGTTAGGTCTTGCTTCAACTCCAAACAAGAGTGTACCAACTTCAAATACAATTTGAATTGTGTGGCATCTTCAAACATTTCTTCTTGAAGGATTCCGAACTGTGGGTGTAATATCTTAACTATTTTCATACTTCAAATATAATGATTTTATTGTTACTATCCAAATTTTTCAACCCATTCTTGATATGTTAACACTTTTTTATTTACGGGTTTAATTAAATTAATAAACCTTTTTTTAATATTTATTATAATCTCAGGAATTACTCTTGTTAACTCTAAGGGTATATATTTTTTACCTTCAGTGAAAACCAAAGTTACTTCATCATACACATCGACACATTCAACAATGTGTTCGGTGTTATCTCTTACATCTATAATTTTATCTCCCTTTTTCATATAACAAATATACTGATTTTTTTTGACTTAACCAAATAAAAAGACCTTAATTAGAAATAGAACAAGGACAATTCCGAGTACCCATCCACCGATTCTTCCAACGATACTAAAGATGTTACTTACACCTTTTAAGAGTTGACCACCAAAGGTCAATAATAATCCAATAATAACTAATAAGACGATTCCTTCCATAATATTTTTCCTTTTGAACAAATATACGGAATATAAATTAAACTGCAAAATATAAGCATAAAAAAACCTCAGTCGGTTAAAACTGAGGTTAAGGAAGGTATATATGTTATAGAACGCTGAGATTACACGTTTATGTGACCCATCTTTTGTGAGATTATCCTGATAATCGGTTCCTCACTTATCCACCACAGTTGCCCATGGTATCGAGTCAGTGTCGGTTATTTGAGTGAACCACTCTTCTCGTTAACAACTACTCAACTACTACTTAACTCTGTAAAGTCTTGCGAACTCTCCAAGGGATTGCGGTCCCACCAGGTTTTTTGTAATTGACATTGAAAGACTTGCGGTCTGTTCAACGACTTCGTTAGTCTCTCGACTCGAAGTATTAGACACCTTTCATTGTCAACGCCCGAAGACTTGTGCTTGTCATTTTAATAGTTAATTAAAATTAGCATCTGTGGAAAAAAAGACGATGTGCTTCGGGAGAAGGTCCGTTCCTTTTGGGAACAAAATGCTTCACACCATCCTGTAAGTCTGCAAACTTACGGTCAGTCAGGACTACGTTGAGTTAAGACTTTCGTCAATCCCCTCGGTAACCCTTTAGACTGGTACCCAGCCCTACAACTCATAGCAGTGAGTGTCGAACCGTCACCTGTAACTTTTCCTATTGGTGTCTCCACCTCAACTCTGATATTCCACGGACTCAGAGTAATTAGACCCTCTTAGCAGTTGCCCTCAAGGTTCTAATCGTAGTCACTTTGTTTAGTTGTCAGTCATTGACTGCGAACATTCACGGTGTACTAATCCCGTTTCAGTCCCTTTAGTCCCATTACTGGGGTTATCTAACGACGCTAAACCGCCGATGTGTGTTTATCTAATTTATATCAAAGAAAGGGGTTAATTTTCTCGGTTCAATTATAAACTCTTTAATTAGAGTAAACACGACATAAATCTTTTCAAAGAACGTTTTTAGTCTTTCAACTAAATTGTTAGACAAATCTACAACAAAGTTTTCAATCTGTCAAATAAAATTTTTACTTTTTTTTTCTGATTTCTCAGTAGGGTAAAATATAAATATTATTGTTCTACTGAAAAGTTATACGAAGATACAAAAAAAATAGTCTCCGTCAAGCTCTTTTAGTTATTTTTTTATTTTTCTTCAATAAAATACCTATTTAAAGCAGATATTCTATCATCAGCATCAACTAACTTAGCTAGTGCTTCCTCAGCATTATTGTAAAAGTCGTCAGTTGAGTGGTCACCAATACCTACGGCACTATTACCAAGTAAATCTAAAGACAATAACGCCTTAGCCTTATCTGCCTCTGCAGATTTCATTAACATATCAATTAAATGTTGGTTCATTTTAAAATTATATTTAGTAGTTTATTAAATTGTTTAGTCATTGGTTCAGGAAGTTCATCTTTACCAAAATATCCACACTCTGTGTGTTCGTCACCGTCTTGAGCATTTTCCAAATCAGGGAACATCTCTTCTTCAACATCCATCAAATAACAATATAAGTTACCTTTAACTTCAGTCCCATCTCTATTTGTTCTTTTAATGATTGCCGCAAATTCAATATCACCAACAATCGGTAAATCAGTTTCTTCCATAAATTCTCTGATTGCCCCTTCTTTAGGGTCTTCTCCTTTTTCAATACTACCTGCTGGACAAGACCAATGACCAGGTAATGAACTTTCGGAGTTTCTTTTACACAGTAAGACCTTATTATTACACCTTACTATAATTCCTGCGTATTTCTTCATATTAACTAATTACTTAATATTTATAAGTATGAAAGTAATAATAGACAACAATATTTTTAAAGTCAAACTCTGCACCACACCAAAATCAATTCAAGAAGGTATGATGGGTAAAAACTTTGATGAAACTTTTAATGGTATGTTGTTTTTCTTACCTAAAGGTGAACAATCCTTTTGGATGTATAATTGTATTGTTCCTTTGGATATTATTATGATTGATGGAAATGAAATTACTGATATCCACCACAACTGTCAACCCTGTGATAATATGGGTGAGTGTGAATCTTATAAAGGATTTGGTGATTGTGTATTAGAAATACCTGGTGGGTATTGTAAAGAAAACAGCATAAAAAAAGGAGACAGTGTCTCCTTCTCTATGTTTTAATTCTTTCTTAAGCGTTTTGAACTATATCAAATTTTTGTAATTCTTCAATTGAATTTTCCCTTGCTCTTCTTTTTGGACTTCCTGAATTAACATCAGCAAAATATAATGTAGCTTCTTTAGGACTTCTAAATTCAGGAACATCCTTACTAGTTAAGAATTTACTAGTTAAGAATTTTACGGCAACTTCCGCAGCTATTTTATCGTCTAACATCTTATCAGGATTGTTAACAATATCAATACCTACTTTATTTCCGTATTTCTCGTAATTATCTTTACCTGTTAATTGGTTATAACCTCTACCCACATATTTTGAACCATCGTTTTCATTGTTATTACCAATTCTACCATTATAAACAAAGTTAAAGAATTTATCATAATCTTTTTTCAGATTATTTAACTCAGAATCAGACATACTTCTAGTTCTTGAGAATATCTTTCTTATCCTTTCATTTGAAGTATTGTGATACCCCTTCTCCTTTTTATTAATAAAGTGAGTTTCTTTACCGATAACAGCTAACATACCTACTTGAGCAACTGGGTCAGTAACTCCATTTTCAACCATAGTATCAATTAATCTTTGTATACCTCTAGCTGCCATACCTGAATATCTATGAGTAATCTTACCATCTAACGATGAAAACTCTTTACTAGCATATGTATATTTTTCAATGTCTTCATCTTTTATATCTGCACTTTTTAATTTATCATGCATTATATCTCTGGTGTCTGTATCAAAAATACCGTTTTCTTCTAACTCATTATCTTTCTTAAATTCATTTAACGCACCTTCAGTTTCAGGACCAAACAATCCGTCAACACCGTGTTTTGGTAGTTCATAACCTAACAAAGATAGACCAATCTGAAATGACTCAACATCTTGTTTGAATCTCATATTTTTACTGTCACTTCTTTCTATATCTCCTTGGATATTTTTAATATTATCTAGTAATTGATTACTATCAGCATCAACTAAGTCCGCTTTTTCAGCTTCCTGTTCAAACAACCTACCACCTTTTAGTGCTGTCGATGTTTCAATACCCACAATACCATCTACTAAATTAAGACCTTCATCTTTTTGAAACTGTTTTACTGCTTTAACTGTTAGTGGACCATAAATACCATTAACACCTTGTTCACCGATATCATACCCTTTACTCATGAGAATCTGTTGAATTTCTTCAACACCTTTCCCTCTTGAACCACGAGAAAATAATTCTGAGTTATCACCATTATTTATAATATCGTCAATGGTTAAGTTGTAACTAACGACTTTACCTTTTACCTTCTCAACAATTGAATCAGGGTCAATGATTGTTAAACCACCGTCCTCTAACGTTTGTTCTAAGAATGGCCATGGGTCAATATTACCAGGTTTGTATCCTCTTTCTGCGTCATACATTGAGAAATGTAAGTGTGGGTGTGTTCCTTTTGCATTACCACTATCACCAACAGTTCCGATGAAATCACCTTTACTAATTTCCATACCTCTTTCAATGTTATTAGCTATTTGGTCTAAGTGAGCATAATAATAAACAACACCATTATTTAAAATACTAACCGTATTACCACCACTACCATTGTGGTGACCTACCTTATATATTTTACCACTAACACAAGCAACCAATGGTGTTCCTTTTGGTGCAAAAATATCTATACCATTATGACCGCCACGTTCTTGGTGTTTTGCATCACCAGGACCGTAATCACTATTGTGTATTGCTTTATCTTTATCTAATACTTTCTCTTTTCCTCTTCCTAAACCTGAAGAATCGTAACCTACGTTAAACTTATCACTACCTATGGGAAATAAGAATGAAACACTTTCGTTAATTACAGATTCGTTTAATGATTTAGATTCTGCAATCTTCTCTTTAAGTTTGTTTACAAATTCTGCTTGAATCATCTTAGCAAACTTAACGTATGGTGCATCACCACTGTCTTTGTTGTATTTGTATTTACCTTGAGGTGGTCTTTTACTTCTACCAAAGTAATTCAATGCTGAAATGTTTGTAATACATTTGTGACCACCTGAGTTCGCTTGAATCATCTCCCAAGCTGGTACACCTAATCTATCTAACACTGCCCACTCATTATCAGTTAGTTCTGTTGATGGTGTGTCCATGATTTCTTTAAGTCTTTCCATCTTCTGTTCACCACCTTCGATACTACGAATCTTATCACCGTAGAATGCTTCCAAATCTGCATTTGTAAATCCAACTGAACCTTCTTTAATACTAGTTTCAGATACCCATTTAATTGTTGATAATGGTATAATCTTTTCTCTTAGTTTGTCTTCCCATTTACCTAATACCTCTTGAGCTATCTCACCTAAGTTCACACCTCTAAGTTGTCTTTCTTCATTAAATGGATTACAAGATGCTTGTACCAACCCCATTGGCCATGCGATTACTAAGAAGTCAGCATCAGGATTATTTTTAAATGGTGTATATCGGTCGTAAGAGCCTGGTTTGAACATTGAACCTCCACCATATTGTACGATGATACCGTCCTCTACTCTTACCTTCTCACTTTCTTTTTGTTTTGCAACATAATCTTTTTGGTTTAGTGCCATTTCCTCAGGAAGAGCATAACCGTTCTTTGCCGCAATTCTATTAATGTTTTGGAAAATGTTTAATAGTGATGGTCTCGATGTCATCACCAACTCTTCCATAAAACCAGGTTTGTTCTTATACGCCAACATTAATTTGTTGGTTGCCAAACCTAAGGCCATTTTATTTTTCTGTAATGATTTATCTTTTTGTAGTTTGAATACGAAATTCATAATATCATCAGGAGTAAGACCAAACCTTGCAAAGTCCGCAGAATCAACAGTAGAAATTAAAGTAATATCATCCGATGGAAATATCTCCTTTGGTGACATTATTTGTGATAGTGTTGCCACATTTGAACGAGACGGTCTAAATGAAGTGGCAGTATCACCTTCAACACCCGTCTGACTGTCGTGGTGGTCTGTATGAACCACAAACATCGGCTTACCATGAGCAAAGTCAACTAAGACTGGCATCGTATCGCCTTCAGCATCTTGTTTCTTCACTGCAAATTCTTTATCACCATATTGAATGATTTCAGAATCAACCACTTTGATACCGTTATCCTCCAAATAATTCTTCATAGCTAAAGCCGTTGTAACCCCATCTAAATCCTGATGGAAGTATATCTTGGCTTTTGGATATCTTTCAGCCAATGCCTTGATATTCCTTAATCCTGATTCTTTTAATATTTTTTTCATATTATAATTCTTTTTTAAATTTTTCAGCTTCATCATTTCTTCTATTTTTAACTCCTTTCGCAGTAACTTTATTCTTTGGAATTTGACAGAATTCTATATTATCAGCAGCAGTTTTATAATCACCATACTTTAAATCTTGTAAAAATTTACATTTTCTAAATAATGGTCTACCAGTGTTAAAACCAATAGACACCATGGCATCAAACATATTTTGTGTAATCCTATATTCGAGACCTTGCTCTTTCCAAGATTTCATAATATCAGTTATAATTTTTTCTGCTTCTTTAATATCATTTTCAAAATATTTTTCAGCCGTTTGTTTACTAATAACTTCACCCATTTTTGGTTTTGGCGGTGTCATTGCACCTGTATGACCGTAACCTATTGTAATCCTACCATCTTTTAAATCATAAGCCTTTAACTTAAGGTCTTCATGTTCCTTAATATCATTTTTACCTTGTTCAGATGTTATTAAATAACGACCATCTAAAAACTTTGATTTTAGGTTTTTAACGTGATTTTTAATTTTATTAATTAACTCTTCATCTAACATTCCTAACTCACCTTCCACATAATCGTAGAATCCACCACCATAATCAAAAGTCTTTAGGATTCTATCAACTTCTTTAAAAGTTTCTAAAGTATCTATTTCTAAAACCGCTTTTAAAAACTTATCTTCATCAGTTCCTACACCTGAAGACGCATCATAAATGTTTTTAGCAATACTTTTTGCATCTTCATTTAAAATGTTATAGAGTGATTTAATATGTTTCCTATCGTTTTCTGATATTATTAAACGTGACATAAAAAGTTTTATTTATAAATATCCATAATAAGAAAAAACCCTCACTTTGGAGGGTTTGAATTCACTAATGATAGTGAACATGCTAAGATATTATCGAACCAAGACCTTTCAGGTCCTTTGAGTTCTTCTCTTTTAAACCATTTTATTTCATTGTCTGTTGTTGTAATTACTAATGTATCGTCATCAATTACTTTAATTTTTTGAATGCTCATCTAATACTATTTCTAACTGTTGTTGGTTTAGTTGGTATTCTTTAATTCTTTCTCTTGCAACCTCACAATAGTTTTTACTAATATCCAAACCTATCCATGGTCTAACTAACATCTCAGCTGCCAAACACGTGGTTCCTGAACCATTAAAAGGGTCCATTACAACATCTTCTTTATAAGAAAGAATCTTAATTGCTCGATAAGGAATGTCCATTGAGAATGTTGCCTTAGTTTTTTGTTGCGTATCGGCAAAGTAGTTCCATTGTCCAAATACCAAAGACATGAAATCTTTCTTATCCTTTTCATCATACACCAACTTCTTTCTGAACTCACCCTCAATCTTTTCATTTGGAACCATCTGATATTCACCTTCCCATTGAGGTGTTCCTTTCACATCCTTTTTGTGTTTCTTCTTATACGCCAAGATTACACACTCCTTTGGATTGTAAATGTATGGTGATGACGGACTCATCCAACTTCCCCACGCTGTGGTCTTACTACGGTGAGGTGAACTCTCTTCCAAGTCAACAATACCAAAGAAACCAAATCCAATTTCTTTCATAATCATCCAAACCTCAGCAGAGAAATAAATTCTTCCACCCTTGTCCTGTCGATTGATTTCATAAGGAATGTTCAACGCAATACGACCATCGTCTTTCAATACTCTATACGCTTCTCTGAGCCACTCACGTGTGAACTGCCAATATTCGGCAATGTGTTTATCGTCATCCCAACTGTCATAATCGATACCCACACCATATGGAGGACTGGTAACAATTAAGTCCACGGACTTTTCATCCATCTGTGACATTAACTTTCTACTGTCACCATTATGTATTTTATTTTTCTCCATTCTCTTCAATTACTTTTATTCTTCGGTCCAAATAAAATAAGGCTTTTTTCAAGTCTTGTAAAGGTGGATTACCTTCTTTCTTTCCACTTCTAACAATATATTTCAAGACATTGAACAGGTAGGCATCTTGGTCCAAACCTGTAGCCTCAGCAATTTTAATAACCTCATACGGATTTCCCTCACCACCATAGTGGTCAGGATGATTTACCATTTCTTTACTCATTTAACTTTGACTTTTTAAAACATAAAAATCTCTAGCATAACCACTTTCCTCAATTACGTCTAATTTAATTAACTGTTGAAGTAACTCGCGAGTTTCATCAACAGATAGTTTTACGATGTAACGAGCAATGTATGCAATGTGAACAGGTCTACGAAGTTTACCTTCGATTTTTTTCATGGTTTCTTTTGGTACTGACATATATTTTTTTTTAAGAACTAATTTTCCAACTTTCATAAGGTATCATACTATGAGGATGTTTTTCAAAGAAAGTCTCGTGAATAAAAGTATACTCATTTTCCTGCTTTCTGTCAAGATACGCTCCCCAAAACGATAATGTTGAATTAGAAAGGATATGCATATCACACATACTCATCATATGAACCGCAATATAAGGGTCTTCATCAATAAATACAAATTTTTGTTTAGGATAACCCAGTTCATCAATGAAATATTTTGCCTTTTCAATATTATCTGAAAAGACCAATACCCTATACCCGTCACCGTATTCATCTAATATACCTCGTACCCACTCATCAGGTATTTGAACTGGTGCCAAAAAATCTTGACGACCACCACCCATTCTTAAGTGTAGTGAAATACTTTTCTCAAATAACTCACCATAATGATAATTGATGTAGTTAGTTATATTCTCATCAGGTGTGAACAAATCTAAAATATAGTCCCTCTCGTGATGCCAATATAATTTGTTAAAGAAATACCCTTGAAAGAGATATGGTGGTTTTACCTTTTGTTTTAAGTCATAATAAATACCACTCTCACCCGTATCCACATCCCACGCCAAACTTTGGTCGAACCACCAATCAAAAGCATTTGGTCTACTGTCGAACCATGGTAAGTTAGGATATACATCACCAAAAGATATGTGTGGGTCTTTAAGAATGTGTCCACCCCACGGGTCAAAATGAATATTCCTACTGTTTCTATTTAAGTGTTCGTTCCATCTTGAACTCTCAGATTGATGGGTAGTCCAATAACCAATTAAGGGGTCGTACCCCATTTCTTTGGTATAGACCATAAGTGTTGCCGCTTGAAACAACATATTACCTAACCCTCCCATCAACAATACCGATACGGTGTTGTCTGTTACATTAACATCTTTAGGATTCTGTAGACTCATCTTCTAATATTTTGATTATCTCTTCTTTAGTTTGACCAGACTCGTACATACTAATAAACTTACTCGCCCAATTATCCATAATCAATGCATCTGCATTGAACAACGTATCTAATCTATCCTCTTCGGTAATTAGAATACTTTCTTTTGTTACTATTCTCTTATTGAAACCCATTTGTGTTCTGAATTTAATCTAACTGATACCACGTGTTCCATATTCCATTCTTGTGGTGATACTAATGATAAGAAATAATCACCGTTAGGTCTAATATATAGATGATATATTTCACCGATAACTGGCTCAAAAGAATAGTTTGAATTATAAATCATGTTGTTGAGTTTTACCTCATCAACCAAGAAATTATATTCATCGACCAGTTCTTTATATTTTGCTGAAAAAGTTTTTTGGACTTTGTTTACACCACGTTCTTTAAATGCCCCAACATCATCTAATACAATTGCTGGTGCAGATACATTGGTACCATACGGTAATACACTCGCATTATAAGTTTGGTTTTTTTCGTCCCAAGCGACATTATCTGGTTTTTTCACACTCATTAACGTATAGTCTTATTTTACTACCAAGCTCCATATCATTTGGAGTTGATTTAATTATTTCATACAAATAATATAAATCAATTTTATTAATAGTTGAAGCCATAATTCTATCTTTTGAGTTAATCATCTTTAAATTCAGAAATTTTAATTGTTTGAAATATGTAATTCATAACCTTACGTTTGGCAATTGTTAAAGTTGCACCCTCCAAAGGAAACTTTTGTTCATACCTTACCCTAAAGATTGGAAGGATATTATCTATATTTTCATAAGGAGTTCTATTTTTTCCGTCAACTACCAACCTATGATTTTGTTTAATTAAAGATATTAACTCGTCAATATTTGTTACATCAATAACTTCACCCTGATAGATTAATTCAACCTCACACTTATTTTCAGGATTATTCTTTTTCAATTTTGTAAATTGATATTGGTAGACATAGAGTTCTTCATCGTATATCAAATAGAAGAATCCTTTTCCTGGTTTATATTTAGTATCTGATGGACTGTTGTGTACAATTTTAATACTTACATTGTCATACAGTAATGTCCATATGGATTTAGCAACCAAAAATAGTTCAGTTAATTTATCTAAGGAATAGTCAACAATATTTAAAACCTCTTTTAAGTTTTCTTCTGAACCATATATTTTATGATAATCTAAATCAGTAATCAAAATCTCGTCATCAGGGTCTTGAGGTTCCCTGTTTAACGTAATATATTGTCCCTTTTCTTTTATTCTATTTATACTAGCAACGTGTAACGCTAACTCTTGAAATGATGGATATAATTTAAAATCCGCCAAGTCTTCGTTAACTTTAGAAATATAATCTAAAAGGATATATTGTTTGTGTTCTAAATCTATAGGTTCTTGTAGTAACCAGTCTGTTTTTAATCTCATATACGTTTCAATTTACCTTCCTTCCATGCTTGATAGTTGGGACCAATCTTGTACCTAAAATAAGGTCTTTCTTTGGCTCTGTAAATAGTTACCAACCCAGCATCTTTCATGGAACTGAACATAGTTGAAAAGTATCCTGAGAAGTTCACCTCTTCAGGGTCTTTGTTTAAAACATTTAATAAGAAATCTTTTTTATCGGCAGGTTCACCTGCATTTTCTTTTTCTATTACGTAGTTTAAGAATTTAATATAGGCATTTTCAGGGTTAAGACTTTCAAAACTATAATTGGAGTGCATGTTTTTTGGTGACCAATATATAATATCATCATTATCTTTAATAAGTTCGTAAAAATTCTCTTTTACGAAGAAAGACAAAGTGACAAATATGAAATCTAAAATGAACGCAGGTCTTGGATTAAAATTCGTAATTTTAGTATTTCTCTCCATCTCATAATACTCAACCATTTCACTAATAGGTCTTTGGTCAAAAATAGGTAGGTTTTTAGAATAGAATGTAAAATCTGAATCATCAACGGTTAATGTTACAGGATTCTCTCCCCACGTTGCTTCAACATTTGGTGTTAACTTACTAATACGAAGTGGTTTACCTTCTACTACTCTACGTATTTTTTTTACATCATTATCATCCATGTTAAAGATATCTTCAGAAAATATCTTTTTAATAATATTAATACCGTCTCGTGAACTGTCGTATAAATGATTTTTTTTAATGTCTTCCTCTATCGCCTTAAAAGCTGGTAGTGTTTTTATTAAACCTAAAAGGTTATCATTAACTTTATCCTGAGCATCATACAACGTCATCCTATCATTTTTACTATCGTAATGAATGGCTATCTTGTAAAAATCATTATTCTTATCCATATTTTTATGGATAAAATAATATAAAGGACCCATCTTAAAATATTGGTCAAATCTATTATGAAACTGTGTAGCAGCTGTGCACCATCTTGTTCCTGAACCATAATAACACGAAGCGTCTTTGGTGAGAGGTTTAACTACTAATACTCGGTTGTCTTCGTATATCTTTTCAGTACCAGATTTTAATTTGTTTCTTTCTTCACTTTTAGTATCTCCATAAACTTCTAACGTATCAATAAGGTCCTGAACGTTTTTGTATTGATTAATATCTTTATATTGTAAGTTTTTTCTTACTCTATCAAATTTTTCAAGCCAATTAATCATACTACCGAAAGGAATGATTATATTACCAATATCGTCAAAGTTTCTTTTCATTATCCAATCTACATATTTGTAGTTGGTTCTTCTATTAAACTCGTGGTCCAAAAACTCTTCAACAATATCACGTAATTCTGGATTTTCAGAAAAACGGTCAAGAATCTTTTCTCTTCTACCTTCTATTAAAAAACTTTCCATTAGTCAGTTCTATATACGTAATACCACGTTCCGTTTATTTGAGCTTCATTTTCTGTACCGTCATACGTTCCTAATGAATTACCCGTACCATCCATATCAATTGAATCTTCAATCATTTGGTCCACATCCACATAATCTTCAATACTCATACCTAGTTCTTCCATAGTCGCAGGAATATCATACATTCTTTCACTTACCAAAGATTCAACCATATCGTCTATCATACCTACGGTTGGTTCTCCTTGAGGGTCATCTTTGATGTCTTGAATTTCATCCACTATCTCTTCCATTCTTTCTTGAGCAGAGTCTCGGTCATCTTCTTCATAATCATCGCCTAAGAAAATCTCTTCCAAACCTTCATATTCCTCTTCCAATTTTTCAATCTCAGATTCTTGCCAATCGGCTAGAGGTAAATCATCACCATCAAAGTATACTTCAGGATTTTGTGAAACATCATCCTCATACATATCTTCCAAATAACTTTGAATCTCACCTTCATCGATGTAGTTCATGATAAAGTCTCGGTTCCAACCTTCCATACCCATATCATCCCATATATTTTGTTGGTAGTCTTTTGCAGCTTCATAAACCTCATCCCATGTCCCTACTGCCCATTCAGTTCCAGTATCATCACCACCTAACCATTCAAATGTTAATAAATTATAATGAGGATATTCGGTAGGAACTAAGTTATATATTGATTCACCTTCTTCTTCATCCACACCTATACCGTAACTATCTTGAATGACTTCAAATACTGCATTGGCTTTTTCAGCTTCCTCATCGTCATTCTCATCCAAGTTCCATTCGTCATTTTCTTTTCTTTGTTCAGCAGTTGCTAATCTTCTTGCAGCTCTCTGTGCTTCTTGCTGTCTTCTTAACCTTTCTCTTTCCAATTTAGCAGCTTCCTTATCTTTGAAGATTTCTATTTCACGTGAATAATTATCTTGTAAATATTTGTCAATTACCGTCTGTATCTCATCATACAACGGTGACCCTAAAATCCAACCACTATTAAAATTTTTATCTTTAACATCCCAATACGACTTATCACCTGTATACTTCTGTAGTAATGCAACTTTATAATGTATATCATTTGATTTGGCTTTCTTATCTATAAAGTAGAATAACTTACCGTCAACATTGTAATTATCAAAGTGTGTTGAAGTATTTCTTGATGCCGTACACCATTTACTACCCGCACCATAATAACAACTCGACTGGTGTGTTTTAGGACTTAACACAGTAAAACGGTCATCTTCATAAACAACATCAGCATCTTCTCTTTCATCAACAGTTCTTCTCGCTTTATTTTCGTGAGCATTAATAGCATCAACAATATCACTCAAAGAATCATACTGATTAATGTCTTTCTTATCTAATACCTGTTGGTATTTAATAAACTTCTCAACGGCATTTTTGGCTTTTTCAACATCATTCTTAAAGTTATCTGGTCTTATTACATTACCCAAAAACATTAAGAATTTTTGATTTGGTGATAACCCTCTTGACACTAAAAATATTTCTTTCATCTGTTCCTGGTCGAACTTATCACGAAACTTTCTTAGGAAATCATCTTTTCTTCCTTCCAATAAAACTTGACTAAGACTCATACTATTATACTTTTATGATAAATATTAACAAAACGTAAATCGGTCAATAAACCAACAACGTAATATTTATTATTATAAACTTTTTAAAACATTTATCAATCATGGGATGTGGATGTAAAAACAAAAACAAACAAACTACTACGCAAACAGTAAAAACCTCAACAACTCAAGCCGTTCAAGAAGCTATCAAAAAAACGGTTGAAAAATATTACGAAAAAAAGTAATTTGATTGAGGGGTTAAGTATTTTAATAAGGTGAGGTAAAACTCACCTTTTTTTATATTTATATGTAAACAACAAGATGAAAGAGAAGTTAATTAAGTTATTAGAAAGTAACGATACTGAGGATATATATAATTTTATCAACTTATATTTAAACGGTGATTCAGATGAATTTTTTAAATTAATTGATAAGGTCGGTATTATCGATGATGATAAAATATACGAATCATTAATTGAGAGTATGCCGATGTCATATTTGTCCCACAAATATAATTCTAACCCTAAACAAACTGTTAATTATATTATTAACGAATACTTTGGTGACATAAAAGAAATCAATGGTCGTTATATTTTAGAGTTGGGTGAACGTGAAGATTTATCCTTGTTCTTTAAGAAAGATGGTGGTCGAGATATAAGTTCAAAAGAACTCGCAGAAAAAATATTAGGTGAAGATTGGTGGGAACCTTTTTACGACTCATTACAAGATGTATACGATGAAGTTATTGAAGTATTAACACCTGAAAATCTTAAATTATTAGCCGAAAAAATTAATGATGAATTGTCGGGTTCTAAAGTTGAACCTGAAACTTCATTATTAGAAGACATTGCCGAAGACCAAGGTCATCCTGATTATGTAGAACTATCAGTTGATTTATTGTTAAACACAATATTCGAAGAAAAAGAATCTACAAAATATATTCTTAACCGTGAAGCGGTAGACACCAGTAGTGAACTTTATTCTCTATATCATAACGCTTACAACACCGCATATGTTGATGAGAAATGGGAGCAAGTATCCAATGAATTAAAATCACTTCTATCGATAGATAATATGGGTGAGTGGCAAACTAAAACGGTTAAAGGTTACGATGGTAAAGAAAAAAAGATAAATACTTATTTTATTGATGTGACAAATATTGTTGATGAATCAATTAAAGAAACATTAGATAGTAGATATGTTGACGACTACCGTAATGAATTTGAATATTATGGTAGTTTTGAATCTTTTATTGAATATATTATCAACGAAGATATAATTGAAGGTGGTAGTATTTCAATAGGTTATTATGATTATCCTGACCATGACCGTGTTGAGAAATATGTTAACGACTTATTCCCTGACTATATTTAAGATTTATTCTTAAATTTAGTTTCTAAATCTTCCAACTCACTTTCTTTAATATCCAATATTCTTTCTTGTTCTTTAATTGCTTCAAACAATAAAGAAATCATCTCTTTGTATCTTACTTTATATCCTATTTCTTCTGAACCAACAATCAATTCAGGTACATATTCTTGAACTTCTTGAGCAATAACACCAATGTCCTTTCTACCACCTTCTTCTAATACTTCACCATTAATACCTTCAGTTCTCCAAATAAACTCAACACCTCTCATATTTAATACTCGGTCTAAAGAATCAGACATTGGTTGAACCTCAACCTTAAGTCTCTTATCTGACGGTGAACCCGCTGGTCCGATAGGTCCTTTGTAACCTTTAGGTCCTGACCCTCCTGTCGTTCCTTTAATACCTTTAGGTCCTGTTGGACCTGTTGCACCAGGCTGACCTTTAAATCCTTTCGGACCTTTAATACCTTTATTACCTTTATAACCTTTTGGTCCTTTAAGACCTTTCCTACCTTTAGCACCTTTATCACCTGCTGGTCCCTTATCTGTAGACGCTGGTCCGTTTGGTCCCTTAGGTCCTTTTAAACCTTTGTGACCTTTAGGTCCTGTCGGTCCTTGTGGTCCTTGGAAACCTTTAGGTCCTGTTTCCCCTTTATCGGGGTTAGAGTCACCACCTGGCCCTGTTGGACCTCCAGGTCCTTGTGGTCCCGCTTGTGGTCCTTGACTACCTTTTGCACCTTGCGGTCCTTTATAACCTTTAGGTCCCTTAAAACCTTTTTGACCTTTATTACCTTTATCACCTGGACCACCCGTATTACCTTTATGACCATTTTGTGGTCCTCTAACACCTTGTGGACCTTTTGGTCCGTTGGCACCTTGAGCACCTTGTGGTCCTCTATCTGTAGACGCATCACCACCAGGTCCTTGGTCACCACCTCCACCTTGTGAAGCTTTTGGACCTGTAGGTCCACCTGCACCACCCGCTGCTTGTGAACCTCCAGCACCTTGTGGTCCTCTGTCTGTAGACGCATCACCACCAGGTCCTTGGTCACCGTTATTACCTGTACCAGCCTTTGGACCTAAAGGACCACCTGCACCACCTGCTTCTCTTGGACCTTTATTACCGACAGGTCCTCTATCTGACGATGCTGGTCCTAAGAAACCTTTATCACCTTGAGCACCTAGGTTGTTCTGTACACCTGTAAATCCTATATCACCAGTAGATTCTCTTGGTCCTTTGTTACCAACAGGTCCTCTATCTGACGATGCTGGTCCTTGTGGACCTTGGTCACCTCCACCACCTACAGCGGCTTTATCACCATTTGGTCCATTATCACCACCTCCTGCTTGTGCACCCATAGCACCTTGAACACCTCTATCTGAAGATGTAGGTCCTCTTTCACCTTTATCAGCAGTAGGTCCTTGGTCACCAGGACCACCTAATGATGGTTGTGACCCTGGAGGTCCTTTTGGACCTTTTGGTCCTTTCTGACCTTTATCAGTACTTCCAGGACCTTTATTACCTAATGAACCTGGTTGTACATTTGTGATTCTTAAGTTAACAACACCAGTATTAACGGTATAGAACGAACTATCCAAACGATATGTTAATCCTGTACCAACATTTACACTTCTTAATAAGTAATAATCATTAGCACTGTTATCATAATAATAGTAGAATACGAAACCTACTGTGGCGTCATACCAAATATAAAAAGTATCTGATGTTTGATAACCTGTGATAAACTGACCTATATTTGAACCACTTTCATAGATGTAAACATTACCATTGGCAGCTGGATAATATGCAAAATCAATACCTGTATATGAACGGCTAGCCGTTGGGTTTTGGCTAATACCAACCATTCGATATGTGGTAGTATTATTTGGTTGGAACGACACGATTAGCCTACTGTATGATTGGTCTGAATAAACTTGTGTATCCCACTGACTAGAACCTGCAGTTTTGGTAACAGAATAAATATTACCAATACCAGATGTGTCAGTTACTGTCAATTCATTAGATGGGTCAGAAACCATGGTAAAGTAATCGTTTGGATTACCTTGAGGACC